AGTAATCGGTTCAGTTTAATTAGAGGTTTAAAAAACAATCATGGCTAGAAATCAAGTCAATCCACCACCACTAAGAACGATATCAAACTTCAAGAGTAAGTTGACGGGTGGTGGTGCTCGTGCCAATCTCTTTGAAGTTGTTCTAACTTTCCCTGATGCTGCTCAACCAGATCAAGAAGTTCTTGAAAAAGCAAGATTTTTAGTTAAATCTGCTAATCTACCAGCATCTAATGTTTCTCCAATTGAAGTTCCATTCAGAGGAAGAACACTTAAAATTGCAGGTGATAGATCATTTGAATCTTGGACTGTTACTGTTCTTAATGATGTAGATTTTGCTATTCGTTCAGCATTTGAAAACTGGATGAATACTATTAACAGACTATCTGACAATACAGGTTTAACAAATCCTGCAGATTATCAAGCAGATGCTTATGTTTACCAGTTAGATCGTGACGGTTCTACATTAAGATCTTACAGATTCTTTGATACTTTCCCAACTCAAGTTGGTCCTATTGAACTTTCTTATGATGCTCAAGGCATCCAAGAGTTTACAGTTGAACTACAGGTTCAGTACTGGGAAGCAATTAAAGGAACTGGTCCAAATGCTGGTGGTGATAACATCAACTAAATAGATTATATAACAGAGTTAAACTTTATACTATGGCAAAACTTTTCGGGTTTTCAATTGAGGATACAGAAAAGAAATCCACTTCGATAATATCACCCGTCCCCAAAAATAATGAGGACGGGGTTGATAACTTTATATCAAGTGGATTTTATGGTCAATACGTAGATATTGAAGGTGCATATCGTTCTGAATACGACTTAATAAGAAGATATAGAGAAATGGCACTTCACCCAGAGGTGGATGGTGCTATAGAAGATGTTGTCAATGAGGCAATAGTTAGTGATTTATATGATTCTCCAGTAGAAGTAGAACTTTCAAATCTCAATGCAAGTGAAAGTTTAAAGAAAAAAATTAGAGAAGAATTTAGACATATTAAAGAATTGATGGACTTTGATAAAAAGTCTCATGAAATTTTTAGAAATTGGTATGTTGATGGAAGAGTATTCTATCTAAAAGTTATTGATGTAAAGGCTCCACAAGAAGGTATTCAAGATTTAAGATATATTGATCCTCTTAAGATGAAGTTTATTCGTCAAGAGAAGAAAAAACCTGGCGATCAAGATCCATCAATAAGAGTTAAGAGGAATGAGGAGGTTGTTCCTAATCCAGAATTTGAAGAATATTATATCTACACACCTAAAACTCAGCACCCAACTTCAATGATTGGGCAGATGGGTGGTAAGAATTCTATTAAAATTGCAAAGGATTCTATCACTATGTGTACCTCTGGTTTAGTTGATAGAAATAAGAATAGAGTTCTTTCTTATTTGCAGAAAGCAATTAAAGCACTGAATCAACTTAGAATGATTGAGGATTCTCTTGTTATATACAGACTATCAAGAGCACCTGAAAGAAGAATATTCTATATTGATGTAGGTAATCTACCAAAAGTAAAAGCAGAACAATACCTAAAAGAGGTAATGTCTCGCTATAGGAATAAGTTAGTTTACGATGCTTCAACTGGTGAAGTTCGTGATGACCGTAAATTTATGAGTATGATGGAGGATTTCTGGTTGCCTAGAAGAGAAGGTGGTCGGGGAACCGAAATTACTACACTTCCAGGTGGACAGAATTTAGGGGAACTTGCCGATATTGAGTATTTCCAAAAGAAACTTTATAGAGCATTAGGTGTTCCTGAATCAAGAATTGCTACTGATGGTGGTTTCAATTTAGGTCGTTCATCAGAAATCTTAAGAGATGAACTTAAGTTTGCTAAGTTTGTAGGGCGTTTGAGAAAGCGTTTTGCAAATATGTTTAATGATATTCTTAGAACTCAATTAATTCTAAAGAATATTGTTACTCCAGAAGATTGGAAAATGATGGAAGATCATATTCAATATGACTTCATTTATGATAATCAATTCGCAGAACTTAAAGAGTCTGAATTGATGGAAGGTAGATTGAATATGCTTGCTACAATGGAACCTTATATTGGTAAGTATTATTCTACAGAGTATGTTCGTAAGAGAGTATTAAGACAGTCTGATCAAGAAATTGAAGAGATTGATACACAAATTGAAGATGAGATTCAAAAAGGAATTATTCCAGATCCATCATCATTAGATCCAATAACAGGTGAACCATTACCACCAGAAGGTGGGGAAATGGGTGGAGAAATGCCAATGGAAGAGCAACCAGATCTATCAATGGATCCAGCAATACAAAAACAAGCTGCTGATATGGATAAGCAATATGGAAAAGATACTAAGGAAGCCGAGTTATAAATAGGAAATATAACAATATTGTAGTCTTATGGAAGATCTTATTGACTTGATCGCTACTGATGCTAGTGCTTCTGATGTATCCGACAGAATTAAGGATGTATTATATGCAAAATCAGCAGAGCGAATTGATCAAGTGAAACCAGCAATAGCTAATTTAGTGTTCGATGAACCTGAAGAAGTTGAGACTGAAGAACCTGATCAAGAACCAACTGCCGAACTGGAAACAGAAGAATGAAACTAATTACAGAAGAAATTTCTAACGTAAAAATTATTACCGAAGGTAAGGGGAGCAATAAAACTCTTCATATTGAAGGTGTATTCTTGCAAGGGGGTATAAAAAACCGTAATGGAAGAATGTATCCTGTTGACATTCTTGGTAAAGAAGTTGGCAGATATTGTGAGAATTTTGTTGGTAAAGGTCGTGCTTTAGGAGAATTAGGTCATCCTGATGGTCCTACAGTTAATCTTGATAGAGTTTCTCATAAAATAACATCTCTTGTTCGTGAGGGAAATAATTTTGTAGGAAAAGCAAAACTACTTTCAACACCTATGGGTAAAATTGCATCATCACTAATAGGTGAAGGTGTTACTTTAGGAGTTTCTTCTCGTGGAGTTGGATCACTTAAAGAAGATCATACAGGAACCAAAGTTGTTGGAGAAGATTTCCAATTAGCAACTGCTGCAGATATAGTAGCAGATCCTTCCGCACCTGATGCATTTGTGAATGGAATTATGGAAGGAAAAGAATGGATTTGGGAAGGTGGTTCTCTTAGAGAGCAACTTGCCGAAAATACTGCAAAGAGAATTAACACTCTAGTAGATCAAAGAAGGTTAGAAGAACACAAGTTGGGTCTATTCAACGATTTTCTAAATAACCTCTAAGTTTAACAAAACTATAAATAATAAAAGATTCTTACGAATCACAACACATGTCCGTTGGTAAAATTTTAAACGAAATGGAAAACATCGAAGAAAACCAGGTGACCAAGGGTGCTGCTTCAGCAGAAGCAATGCCAAAACTTACTACAGGTGGTACTCCTGCCACTTGGGAAGATCTTGGTGGACCTACCCCAGAAAACTCAAAACCAGATGATGATAGCAATAAGCTAAAAACACCTGGTGCTACTCTAGCTCAAGTAAAAGACGTTGTCAATGCTAAAGCAGCAAAGGCAGATTCTGCTCCTAAAGAAGCAGTTTCGGATGAATTAGAAGACGGGCAAGAAGTTGTTGCTGAAGATGAAGTTGCTACTGATGAAGTAGTTGCTGAAGAAGAAGTAACTACAGACGAAGTTGTTGCTGAAGAAGAATCTACTGAAGAGGAAGTTATTGAAGAAGAAGAGACCTATGACGTTGAAGCAGACGTTCAGGCACTTCTAGAAGGTGAGGAACTTTCAGAAGACTTCCAAAATAAAGCAAGAACAATTTTCGAGACCGCAATCAAAACCAAGGTTGTAGAGATTAAAGAAGAACTCAATGAGTCTTATGCTGCTGCTCTAGTAGAAGAACTAGACACAATTAAGGCTGGACTTACAGAAAGAGTTGATTCTTACCTTGAGTATGTTGCAGACGAGTGGTTAACTGAAAACGCTCTGCAAGTAGAAGCAGGTCTTAAAACAGAAATGACTGAATCCTTCATGGAAGGTATGAAGTCACTATTTGAAGAACATTATGTAACAATCCCTGAAGAAAAATATGATGTGCTTAATAGCATGGTAGATAAGCTTGATGAAATGGAAGGTAAACTCAATGAGCAAATTGAGAGAAATATGGCTCTCAACTCCAGATTAGCAGAATCCACAGCAGATGTAATTTTTGCAGATGTTGCTGAAGGTCTCGCAGACACTCAGAAGGAAAAACTTGCTACTCTTGCCGAGAATGTTGAGTTTGAAAGTGAGTCAGACTATCGTGAGAAAGTTAGTACTTTGAAGGAATCTTATTTCCCTACTAAGACTGGCACTCCAAAAAGCACCTCTGAGAATTTATCAGAAGAGGTTTCTACTGACGAAGTAGCACCGCAAGAGTACGCTCCAGCGATGCAAGCCTATTTGAATACACTTTCAAGAAGTGCTAAAAATTGATTTTTAAATAATTTCAAACAAACTAGAGGTAAAAACTCAAATGCAAATGTACAATTCGGAGTACTTGCAGGAAAAGTGGTCACCAATTCTCGACTATGATGGAATTGATCCTATCAAGGACGCTCATAGAAGATCCGTAACCGCAATCTTGCTTGAAAACCAAGAAAAAGAATTAAGAGAGGAGCGTAGCTTCCTTTCTGAAGCCCCCAACGTAAACACTGGTAGTTCAGGTTCTGCAGCAGGTTTCTCTGCTGACGCAACCGCAGCTGGTCCTGTTGCTGGTTTCGACCCCGTTCTAATCTCATTGATTAGACGCTCAATGCCAAACTTGGTCGCATATGACCTAGCTGGTGTTCAACCAATGAATGGTCCAACTGGACTAATCTTTGCAATGCGTTCTCGTTACAAGACTCAGTCTGGTACAGAAGCATTATTCAACGAAGCAGATACAGCATTCTCTGGTCAGAATGATGGATTTGATGTTAACACAGGTGATGTTAACACTAGTGTTGGTTTAGGTACAACTGCACAGCAGGGATCTAATCCAGGACTTCTTAATCCAACTGCTGCTCAAGGAAACGCTACTGACTATAACGTTGGTCAGGGTATGCGTACCGACACTGCTGAAGATCTAGGTGATGGAACTGGCGATCAGTTCAACCAGATGGCATTCAGCATCGAGAAAGTAACAGTTACTGCGAAATCTCGTGCGTTGAAAGCTGAGTACTCACTAGAGCTTGCTC